AAACTAAACAATACTGGTTCATAGAAACAATGAACTCCATAGGAGCCGCATTGATCTGCCTGGTTTTATTCAGGCGCAATTTCGTTGCAGATTGGACTTCATCTTTAAGAGCAGAAGACCACACGCATGTTGGACGGGGAAGGTGCAACAAGTTTTCATTATACCAACTACAAATTTCCCTAGCTTTACCACTGTCGATAAGAGGTGCTTTGGTTTTAGCTAAAGCAGTCCAAGGAAAGCCTGGTGACGTAGACGAAACGAGTTCATCAAAACTGTCATCAAACTTTATTTTCTTGCTATTAACCCCTGCTTTCCTAAGCTCATCCTTAACATAGTTAGAGACGAAGCCTAGAGCAAGCAAAGCGTCATTACCGACCAGAGGAGGTGCAACATTATACTTGAGAACTCCATTAATAGAGGCCTGCTTGTTAATTTTAGCAAGACCATAGTTTGGACTAATGGAACGATACATAGCGAAATCCGGATCAGGTCTAAAATTAGTCCTAAAATTCGGAAATCGCATGTAACGTCCATAGCAAACCATATTCTCAAGCTCATAAAACACATCATCAGCTTTACAGTGATTCAATTCGGGAACAAACAACTTATGTTGTTTAAAAATGCCCGGGGGTTCCGAGAAATCGGCTGATTCCAAGGCCCCAGTTAATTTAAACACAATTCCTGAAGTAACTTATCAGAAAAAGGTATAAATCCATTAAGTCCATGTGCATCTTCACCATAAGTGTGGATGCCCACGAGTTTAGGCTTATTACCATCAAGGTCAACAATCACACTACCGCAATTGCCTTTTTCAGTACACATATTATGACTGCCTGACCCATTAAACTTTCCACAAGAAATAAATTGTTTACCAGAAGCATTAAGCCCGGTAATACAACCAGACCGGCTACCCTCCTTAGGAGTTTCGCACACAGTCTTAGTTGCAGCAATCAAATTGCCCAATTTCGCTCTTGGTAATAGGAAAAGTTCAGGATCAGACGTACTAGTCAAATCTGAGCGCTTGAATTCCTTGACAATAGAACCATTCACAAGTTTGAAATCTGTGCTCAAGTCATCATTATTAAAATAATGCTTTAACACCACAACACCCTTCTTTAGGCTCGGA